CCCGCAGAAGTTGCGCAGACCGTATTTGTTCCGGTTGAAATACCCGTGCCAACGTCCATCGCCGGAGCAACGTCATTTAGATACGCTACCGCTCCCAAGTACTGGTTCAGCGGAACTTCATTCGGCCCGCTGCCAATGTCCGTCTGCACCACAACCGGCGAAGCGTTTTCGGTAATCGTTGTGATGTTTGCCGAAGTACCCGCTATGGTTGTTAGCGTTGCACTCGTCGAGACCAATGTCGTGATGGTTCCCGAAGTGCTGGTTATGTTGGTTAACGTGGCGCTTGTCGAAACAATATTCGTAATGTTTGCCGAAGTGCCACTCAAATTGGTGATGTTTGCACTCGCACCCCGCAACTGCGTCGTGGCCGTCGTACCAAACGTTGTTCCCGTCAGCGTCGTAATGTTTGCGCTCGTGACATTTAAATTTGTCACCGTACCCGACGCAAACGTTCCAAGCGTAGTGCCAGTTAGCGTCGTGATATTCGCACTTGTGCCAGTCAACGTCGTTACCGTAGCCGACGTAACCGTTGCATTTGAAAGCGACAAACTGGAAATTGTCAGGCTTGTAACGGCCAGGTTGGTAATGTTTCCAGAAATGCCGCGTATCGTTGAAGATGCGGTCGTACCAATCGTCGTTCCAGTAATCGTCGTAATGTCCGCTGACGAACCCGTAAGCGTAGTAATCGCACCGGATGCGCCACGCAACTGCGTCGTTCCAGTCGTACCAAAAGTCGTACCGGTCAGCGTGGCAATGTTTGCACTCGTCGAATTTAAATTCGTAACCGTAGCAGAAGTTGACGTTAGATTGGTCAGCGTTGCAGAACCCGCAGTCAACGTCGTAACATTGGCAGATGCAATGCTGAGATTAGACAGAACAAGACTTGTCGCAGTCAGATTCGTAATTGAAGCAGATGAAATCGTCGCTAGAGTCAAAGACGCATTCAATGCAACAATTTCATCTACCGTAATCGCAGCCGCGTCTTGGTACGCCATCGTGCCCAAGTACTGATTGAGCGGGATCTCGTTGGGGGCAGAGCCAATATCAGTCTGCACTACGACCGGAGAAGTATTCTCGGTAATTGTCGTAATGTTTGCCGAAGTGCTAGTCAGTGTAGTGATGTTGGCCGAAGTGCTAGTCAGTGTAGTGATGTTGGCGCTGTCTCCGCGCAACTGAGTCGTAGCCGTAGTACCGAAAGTTGTACCAGTGAGCGTAGTGATGTTGGCTGAGGCGATGCTTAGGTTGCTAATAGTCAGGCTGGTAAGGGCCAGATTGGTGACCGTAGCCGAAGTGAATGTCGCCGTGGTACCGGAGAGAGTCGTGATGTTGGCGCTGGCTCCGCGCAACTGAGTCGTAGCCGTAGTACCGAAAGTTGTACCAGTTAAGGTCGTGATGTTGGCTGAGGCGATGCTCAGATTGCTGATGACAAGGCTCGTCAGCGTGAGGTTCGTGATCGTGGCCGAGGTTGCAGTCAACTGCGTGATGGTGGCCGAGTTGCTGCCGAAGTCTGCGATGTAGTTGAGCGCGTTGACCGTATCCGTGCCGTTGGACGCCAGCACGACTTTCTTACCGGCAGGGACTGATACACCCGTCTGGCCCGAGACCTTCACCGTCACCGCACCGGAGGCGTTGTTGAAGATGAAGTAGAGTTTCTTGTTGGCAGGAACAATAAGGTTGGTGTTCGTACCACCCGTACCCGTGAGTTCAATGTACATATTACGGGCGACACCGGTCGCGCCGTTCGGGATGGTGATGGTGGTATCAGTACCGGTTGAAACGGCCTGAGTGACGTAACCTGAAATTGCCTGTTCGATCAGGGTTCCAAGATTGGTGTTCGTGGTATTACCCCACGTACCGGCTTGGTCGCCCGTTCCGATCAGTTCAAGAGCAAGGTTAGTGCTGTATGTACTACTCATCTTTAGTTACCTCACGCCGCAATCTGCGTCCAATTTGGGTTTTGCGTCGTACTAGTATCCGTCCAAGTCGCGCTTTGCGCGTTGTTAATTCCTGTCCAATTCGCGTTTTGCGTCGTACTAATATCCGTCCAAGTCGCGCTTTGCGCGTTGTTAATTCCTGTCCAATTCGCGTTCTGATTGGTATTAATCTGTCCCCAGATGTTGACTACCCCAACCGCGCCGGTTCCGGCTACCCCAGAGACTACAACATTTGAGCCTGACGATATAGTGACCGTGCCGACTGCACCGCTTGCCGATACACCCGTGACAAAAACCTTGATTTCAAGCCGTACATCGACCGTTCCAACTTCCCCTGTACCCGAGACTCCGGTGACCGAGAGGTTCTGATCGGTGACAACAAAAACTGTCCCAACCGCCCCGGTCGCAGCCACTCCGGTAACAGCAGCAACCGCTGCCGCTGCAACTAGGACATCCCCGACTTCGCCCGTAGCAGAAAGCCCGGTAACAGGAACAATAGCCGCTGCCTGTACCGTAACGGTGCCAACCGCCCCTGTAGCCTGAACGCCCGTAAGAAGGACATTGGCTACGCCAACAACCGTGACCGACCCAATCTGGCCTGCGGCTTCAACGCCCGTAACGGGGATATTTACGGAGCCCGTGACAACAACAGATCCTACCGCACCCGTTGCAGTAAGATTGCCAACACCTTCGCCCCAACCTTGTTCGCCCCAGCCTACGCCGGAAGCGTTCCAACCGTCGAAGGCGACTATGACGCCTGCCACGGCCCCTGCCTAATTAAATTAGGCGATACGGAGGATTGCGGTTGATGCTGCAGCAGCCGGGAACTGGATAGTGAAGTTGCCCGCCGTCGAGGTTTTATCCCCGCCGAACGCCAGCACCGCCACCGCCTTGTTACTTTGACTGCTGTTGTAGATCAACGCGCCATTTGCCGTAATTGTGGCCGAGTCCCACGTAATGTCGTCAAAATCCAAATACGCCGTCGTGCTGCTTGAAGTCGGTACTTGCGAGATCGTCAACGTCTTACCGCCAGCAGTGTAGTTCGTACCAGACGAAGAAACTTCGTCCGTAGTCGTATATGCCGTAGTAGACGCACTCAACGTAGCAGACGAGGTGTACAAAGCGATCTTGAAGACATCCGCAGCCGTCGAAGCCCGGATTACGCCGGTTCCAAAGTTGTGGATTCCGTCAAGAATCTCAACCTTAAACGACGTTGCCATTGCCTGAGTAATAGCCATCTCAATCTCCTAAATGCTCTATAGCATTCATAAAACCGTTTTCAATCAATATGCGCCGCAGGTTCATCCGCTCGGATTCCTGTGCTTCCTTGAAGCACTGCGCCAGAACACGTTTAAGTTCTGAACGGTTATTAATGCGAAGAAGGCGATCAACAGCACGATCTGCCATCTCGTCTGGCGTAAATCCACGACTGTCCGTGGTAAACACCTTTACCGTACCAAGTTCTAACCCACCTTCAAAACTCATGTGACCGGAATCCTCGCTTGTCCTGAACGGTACGCATCCTGACGATCCAGACCATCGCCCAGACGCTTCAATTGAGCAAGGGCTTCCTGATACTTCTGCTCGTAGTACTGCATCATATCGGCTTCGCCCTTGAGATAAGTGTACGCCTCGCGGAGCGATCCGTAGAGCAACACGGTCTCAAAGTTGTCCCCAAGCCACGATGTTGAAGATGAAACGATAGAAGTAGGGTAATAATAGTAATGCAGTTCTGCTGTGTAGTTAGCGTTCGGAGTCGGCCCCAACAACATAGTCGCATTATCAAAAATGGCGTAGTACGCAGGCTTGCCCGTACTGTTGGGCGGTGGATACGCAGCCCGGATGTAGTTCACGTCCTTGTTTAGCAGGTACTCGTACTCACCCGTAGTCGGGTCAATTACCGCAAGCGAGAACGTCGAAAGCCAATCAGACGGCAACGAGAAATACTGAAAGTTAATCGTCATCGTGCCGGTGACGTTCTTACGAATCGCCGGAATCTGGACTGAGTTATAAATCCGCTCTTCAGCCAACTGCACAAACGTAGGGATATTCGCTACAAAAGACGTTTCTGTGCTTTCGCAGTAATCCTGAATCAACGTTGAGAGTTGACTGTAGTTCACGGAGACCAGCCAGACCGGTACTTGCTGTTGTTCTCAAGATTGATCTGAGACACGAACTTCGTGCCCTTGGTCGCAGCGCCAGCACCCTTCATTTTCATGTGGGTAACGCCCTTGTTGACATCCTTCTCAGGATAGCCATTACGACCCGTCGAATCCGTGTTCGGCCTAATCTTGCCGGGGTTCAGTTCTTTCATGGTACTTACCTCGGGCCAGAAGACTTACGCACCGGGCTGCGCTGGTTCATCACCTTCGCCATATTCCGACCGTACTTCTTCATGTCGCTGTTGGTCTTGCCACCAGCACGCATGTTCTTGACCCGACCCGGACCGTGAGCCTTGCTCGCCGGGAGAGCCGCGTGTTTTTCAAGTTTACTCATAGCCATCTCAATCTCCTAGGTCGTAACGACCGTTACCGTCCCGACTTCACCTGCCGGGGCTAAATCATTTGGGGTTAACCCGGCATCGTCTGCTCTAGCCCCTCCTACGGGAGCCCAGCCCCATTGTATCTGACGACTGCCATTTGCGCCGTCATTACCTACCGCAAAATAACTCGTATCCGGTCGCGGATTCCGCAACGCCTGCGGATCGTCCACGGGGTACAAACCAAGCGATAATTGAGGCTGATCCGGCTCCCAACACTCCGAACATACCAAGATATTTACGTTCTTGGTCTTGATCACGAGCGACTTTAACTGCTTCAGTTTGTACTGAAACCCGCAGCGGTCGCACATGGCGATAGCGTTTTTGCCACTGGCAAACCTGTTTGGCATTAGTAGCCACCCAAGAAACTCTCACGTGGGACAAAGCGTACTGCGGCTTTCTCACGATCCTCGCCAGAAGCCAAATCCCAAGCCTCGTCATACTGGGCCTTCAAGACCTGAGTACGACCCTCTGCACCCGGAATCTTTAGCGACAGCATATAGGCCAGCCCAGCAACCATGCAGGGCAGGAAGCGGAACGGGATATCCTGACCATTAACGCCTGTACCGGGGTCAAACATACGACGCAGACGGGTGTAGTAAAGAATCCAAGTAGTGCTGTTATCGGGCTTCGGCCAGACCGTAAACTGAGGGTAAACAATTACGTTATCCGCACCCGTCGCGCCCGTGCGGCGATTAATCCAAATCTGAATCGGTCGGCCTGTCGCATTCTTGTTCGGTATTGATACGTAGGTGCTGGATGAAATACGCGAGATATTGATGTCCTGCTGATTGGTACCAGACCCAGTACGGATTACATGGTCAAGCAGGTCTACCGTATCCACCGGCAAATCATAAGTACCGACGTTGTAGGTCAAAGTGTGGGTGCCTTGCTCTAGCGTCCACAAGTTCACGCCACGATTAGCCCAGTCCATCAGAAGCAGGGCAAGACTACGCTTCGACGTACGGAAGTCATAACCCGTACGCAATTCAGCCCCACAACGCTCAAAAGCCTCTTCAATA